CTGTTAGTCGATACCTGTGGATTCAATAAAAAACCATTACCAGATGCGTTATCATATCGGATTTGCGCGTCAACATCGGTGCTTAAATCGCCAGCGGCTAACGCAGATCCATCCGGTAACGTAATTGTTTTAGCCCCTAATGTGCTTACATTATAGGTTGGAGCTGTTACAGTATTATCATTAGCCGGTCTAAATCTAACTAACATCCCGTTGAAATATTGAGTTACATTTTTAGGCGATATTACCGAACTTGTAATGGTTAGCGTATAAGCTGCGCCGGTTCCGGTATCATTGTAAAAATTAGCGCCGTGAACCAACGTACTAACAGCGGTAGCTTCCTGATCAAATACACCTGTATTTATAGTTTCACCGCCTGACTGAATCAGGTTGTTACCTTCATTTTGCCAGCCATTCAACGCGGCTGAATCCCTAGCTGGTGCAGCTCCATCCACATACGTTACATTAGAACCTGACATAATAAGTCACCTTTAAGCGTTTTCGTAAATAATAGTTGTACATGCTGGTTTTAATTTGTTAAATAAACAAATCAACTTCTCAGCGTTTGTCGATGTCCCCGGTAAAAATGGCACGTCATACGGTGGATAGCCTGTTACAAGGTCAACGCCTTTTACTATCCACGTAAACCGCGCCGTTTTTAAATCTACTGGTATAAACGGCACATCGTAAGGCGGGAAAGCTGTTGTATCAACAGGCCGTTCAATGGTTATCACATATCCAAGCAATAACGCTAAATCAATGAAATCTTGTTCGGTTACAACATATAGCGATACCAATTTAATTTGGCAATCTGTCCGCCGTTCTTCTATTGTACCAGTACCATCAAAACAATGATCGGGAATGCCTAACGCCCGTTCAAAATCTGGAACAAAATCATAAGCAGTACCAATAAAAACTTCATTCCAAAAATCAATCAATGTAGCTTCTTGACGTTTTGCGCTTGCCGCTAATCCGCGAAGTAATGCCCGCGTTTTAGAGCCTTGGATATTTTTAGCCCGCCACGCTTTACCGTTGTGCATGTAATCCGCTTGAGCTTGTGTATGTTGCTCTAGCGTGTGAGAGGTAAACGGCCCGGCCATGCTAGAAACTCACCGTACCCATCACAACCAACTCACCTGGATTGCCGCCAAGATTGCCAGCCGGTGAAGTCAATGTGAAGGTGTCAAGTTCGACACCTGTATCGGTATCGTATGTTTGCTGTATAACTGCCCTGTATTGATCTTGTGTTACCGCTTCACCCACTTCAGCTTCATCTAAGAAAAATGCCGCTAGATTTGCCTCGATTGCTTTTCTCATGGTGGTGGTATCTGGTGAAATTGAAGAAAACACAAAATCAGCTGTATAGGGATTAGGTGCGTTAACAATCAGATCATCACTCGACATAAAAGCCGGTTTTTGTACTGCATCCATTACATCTTTTACCTGTTGAACCTCTGAACCGCTCGGTATGATGTCGGCATCATTGCCGCGTATAAAATAAATAATAGTCTGGCCTGGATCGCCGCCCTGTGGATCGTCAGGATCGAATACCCATACTTTAGTGACGCCCGGCACGGTATCCCGTATAAATACTTTAATTGTATCAACAGTAAAAAAGGCAAGGTAACCGCGCACCCGTTCAAGCATCCGCTCTGAATAATCCGCTTCTGATTCGATATCAGATCCGCCCCCTAGCTCGCCCTGATCGACTTGTGTTTGGCTATCGATACCGGGCAACGTTGATTCAAAAGTCAACGTAGCATTGGCTAGCTGGTTGGTATCTTGCCCAAAATCAACAGATTCAACAGGTAAAGCAGCACTGACAAAAGTCGCTGTAATCGTACCTGTTGCGGTAGGTGAACCGCTACCGGGGAAAGTATAAGTAAAGGTATCTTCACTGGTAACAACAACCGAGAACGTGCCGTTGTATTCCACTTCATTAGCTCCAGCTAGTATTTTCACTGGTAACAACAACCGAAAACGTGCCGTTGTATTCCACTTCATTAGCGCCAGCTATGGTTATTTGCAGGTTATTGGCTAACGGTTGACCGGATGTTAACACCGCTGTAGCGGTCGTTCCCGCGCTTGTCAGGCTGGTTAAACTCACTACATCTTCAGATAAAATAACCGCCGCTGTTGATTTATATTGTTTTCCGTTAGGGCTGGTTAAATTTTCGCCAATTCCTACCGGGCTATTAACCGTACCTGTAACAATGGTATTGCCGCTTGACTGAGTAGCGGCATTTGGCGGCCCTATCCAGATATTACCCCAACGCGATAAGCTATCGCCGGTTGCAGTATCCCAAAACATCTGTTTTCGTAATATTGGAATTTGCAAATAAAAATCATATTGCCGGTTAGCATTGGAATCAGAAACAGCAGTTACCCAGTTAACCTCAATAAACGGCTCTGATTCTGGTATCTGATTTTCAATATCAGCCCGATTCTGATCTTTCAAGAATTGCGCGTTTGGTGGTAGGTTTAAATCAGTCATTTGACGGTGTATTATTTCAAATCGTGACGGTTCGCAATGGTTCAAGATCGCCGTCAGGGGTTTCTATTTTAACACCAACTTCGAGTTTATTCACTTCACGAATTGCCGTGGTTTCTATATTTTTGGCGTATCCATAATCAACAAGCCAACTTAGACAGGTTTTTGTCGTATCCATTAAGCCGTTAACCGTAGCCCGAATCAGCCGCGCTTGCTCATATAGCCAGTTTAATGACCCCATCTCCACGGGGTTATTTAAGTCGTTTATGCTACCACGTCGATCTTCAGGGCTGGTAACTTGTGATTCACTTGCCCTGGCATCGGTAAAAATACTAAGCCAGATAGCCGTATCCATGCCCTTGATTTTTTTAAAATCGCCATTTTCAAAGCTGATATCATAATATCCTTGATCTTTGTTTAGCTCTACATCAATATATTCATCAACCATATATCACCTAGTTAGTCAGCTATTTTAACCGATCCACTGCCGCCGGTAATAACACCGCCGCCGGTCGTGTCTCCTTTACGTGCTGCATCTTTGAGAGCGCCCGTGCCTATGGTAACAGCAACACCGTTAATCTCAATATTTGGCGCATTTAGGGATATTTTACCTAATGCCGTATAGTTTATATCACCGCCAACAACGGACGTTAAATCGCCTGTAATTTCCTGTAATAAGCTACCTTTAATTTCCTGTAATAAGTTACCTGTAATTTCTTCAATTAAATCATTTTTAGAAACAACTTGAACATCGCCATTTTCAACAAGTAAAACATATGACCCAGTTAACGTGTTTTCAATACCACCTTCACCCGGTTTTAAACCGCGCTTTCTGTTTGTTGGATCGTGAAAAATTGCAAATCTGTTTTGCTCTTGAGCTTGTGAGTTTAGCTTAATGCCAAGCGCTTTAGGTGGTGGATTGCTAATAATCGGATATGGATTAAGGCGCGTTACATCGGTAGCTTTTTTTAAATACGATACCTGTGCGCTGGGGTAGTTTTCATTATCCGGGCTGTTTTTAACCATTCTCACCTGAGTGATTAAATTAACAATTTTATTTATTATACTTTTCATTGCGAGTTTATAACCTCGCTTGCGCTTTCCAATGTAGATTGATCTAAAACTTCGCTTATTCCAAAACCTTTCAAAAACTCAGCTTCATCAAATCCACCTGTATCAGTGTTTGTTTCTTTTTGTGCTATCGGTTCATTTAGTATCTGAGTATAGGCATCTTGATTTACCCATTCAATTTCAGTCATATCCCCATCTTCTACAGTTTCAGTAAACGAAACAGATTTTATTAAACTTGTTTGATTAATCGATGCGCTATCATCAATAACAACAGCGGTTTTATTAAACCAAAATGGAACACCATTTTTAACCGTGTGAGAATTAATCGAATTGCTATATTCAATGCTCCTTGTTTTTCTAATGTTTGCCTCCCATTCTGCCCGCCCTGGTAGGTTTTCTTCATTGGTGCTATTTTCAGCAATAAAATAATAAGTTCGGGTATCCCTTACGAAATCTTCATCGATCACCGCAACGTTTTCAGCATCAACAATTGTTTCATTATCTGTTTGACCTGCGCCTATATCATCAAGACCTTGCAAATTGGCTTGTGACATTGAAATATAGTTTCTATACCGATC